AGCATTACCATGAACTTCCGCCTCCAAATTTTGATTGAGATCAAACCTTATATATTCACCTTTTGGTAATGATCCCGAAAATAGATGGAGTATCTTCTCTGCATCAGGAAACATCGACACAACCCTTTTCAAATAATTTGGTGGGTATGATCCATAATACCCGCTTCCTCTGTAATCATTCCCAAGTACCCATATCCCATCTATCCATCGCTCATCTGCTCTTGGTGCTGGCCACGTTGGAAAAGTCTTTTGATAAAACTCTGCTCGCTCTTGTAAGGAATGATCTTTCATTTTATCCACCTCCTGTTATATCCTGCTTGCTCAACAGGTATTTTAAATCTCTCTCCCTTCCACATCAATTCTTTATCCATTGCAAACCTAACCAACCTTGCATTCTCTTCTACATCCTCTTCCCTCGCTTCAATGATGAATGAGTCAAAACCTTCCTGTATAATGACGTTTCCTTGAGGGAGAATGTATTCTAACTTGATGATCGCTTGATGTGTATACTCTGCAATTGTTGATTGAGGGACGTGAGCGAATGCTTTCCTGGGAGTGTCATTATCCTTCTGCCCACGATAGGTACGAAACAACCTCTTCCTCCCAAATGGTGTCACTAACATTCTCGTCCTCTGCAACTCATTGATGACCTCCTGATGCCACATCTTAATCTCAGGAGCGTGCATCTCATACGTTAGTAAGATCTGTTTTGCTTGAGCAGCAGTAAGGAATGATTTGGGGGAGTCTGGATGATCCTTATTATACTTCCCAAAGTCAGAGTTGGCAATGATCATAAAAAGGTTCCATCCTAAACCGTAGTTTGAAGCATGGACTGTTCTCTTTCCCAGAAAGTATTCCCCACCTGGACGGTTGACATTATCAATCTCACCCTCTAACTTATTGAATATCCATCCCGCAACCATCTTATGAACCTTTTCTCCATTCCTCAACTTCTTCAGAAAGGATTGACACTGAGAGAGAATTGCCACAACATAAGCCTCTGCTTGCCATAGATCAAACACCTGCAACACCTTTCCATCTGGTGCAATAAACATCTCCCTGAGATTCTCTGGAATATTCTGAAGATCGAGTCCTGTATCATCATAGTATTTACTCGCAGAAGATCTTGCAGTTGCAGTACCGCAAGTATTATATATACTTCTGGCCCTTCCATCAGGGCTTGTCTTTGTTAGAGTGTACTCACCATCTGAATCCTTAGAAGCAAGGTATGTTCCAACATCTTTAATCCTATCCCTAACCTCAAGGGCAAGAGCAAACTCAGGTCGTGGGTATCTTCCAAAGAGCTTATCAATAGCTTCCTTATCTGCGGTTGGTTTGTGTGTCTTACGATGTCTCTGAACAGGTAGCTTCAAATCTTCATAAAGGAACTTCATCATCTGCTTTGGGGAGAGTGGATTGAGATCGTATCCAACCACCCCCTTCAACTGTGTTCTAAGAGACTCAACCTCTCCTACCTCCTTCACCAGTAACTCCACCCTTTTCTCATCATCAACAAGGATGCCTCTCTGTTGAACTCTCCACATTACTCTCATCTTTGGCATATCAAATCCATAGAATCGAGAGAGCATTCCCATCTCTTTCAACTCTTTTGTAAGGATGGGCTCAATAATGAGAGGAACCTCAACGTCCTTCCCATTATATTCCCACAGCCTTTCACTGGATGTCGTGTATTTCCAGCTTTTCTCTTCGTCTTTGGGATCGTCTTTGTAATAGTTAACGTCTGTAAAGAGAGAAGTCATAAAGGCAAGGGTATGAGGGAGTTCAGGTTCAAGAAGGTGGAAAGCAACCATCAGGTCATACCACGGTGGTGCTGGCTCTCCAATGAAAGGAAGGAGTTTAGTGAAATCGTAGTTTAGGTTTTGTCCAATCTTTAACTGGTCTCCTTGGAGGAGGTCTCTGAGGAGATCCCAGATGTAGTACTCTTCCTGTTCAGTCCAGTAGTTATTGTAACCAAACTTAAAAGGGATGCAGAGAGAAGTTCGTTGGATATGTGTATCCCTCCTATTACCTGATTGATCCCTGCCTGTAATGGTTCCAACTCCAACACAGGCGATTTGTCCTGATCCCACGGTTTCAATATCCAGACTAATTCGATCTGCTTCTCTAAGGACTGCAAGGTAAGACTCAACTTCTGACACTGTAGGCTTAATGAGCGTATTAAATCTCTGTTCATGCCTTCCTCCTTTCCCAACCCTAATCGCCTTCTTAATATCCTCCACCACCACCCCTCTCATCTTCCAATTCTCAATCACAAATCTGGGATGAAAGGTTGGGATGACCAGTTTGCGTGAGTCAAGGGTACAGGGGTAGATAGAGCCTCTATGTTTAGAGATGCCTGAGATCTCCCCCTTCTTACTCACCTCTCCCATTCCAGTCAGATACCACATCGCTGTATCTCCATACGCAACGATGACTGGGCAATCAAGAGAGAGGAGAATCTGGGTGAGATTGGGAATAAACATCTCAACTGTTGCCCCAAGCTCATGCAACCTCTCCATCTTATTCATTGGAGGTCTGATTGGGACAACATTATCCAGGAAACAATCTTGTCTGAGTAAGCCAGCTGAGCTCAGAATCCCATCTTGAATCTTACCTGATGGGCCTGTAAATGGGATTCCTGTTTGCTCTTCTACCTCACCTGGGGCTTCTCCGATTAGTATGATCTTCGGCCTTTTTGGTCCGCTTCCTTTCACCACCTTGATAGCCATCTTTGACCTCCTTCCTCACCAATTCAACCTTCTCTTTTTCCACCTTGATGAAGTCTCTCACAGCACAACGTAAGATGTGAGAAATTTGGCCAAATGGATACCCAATAAGATACTTGTCAAGATCTCGACGCTCTTCCTCTGTGAGTTCTACTCTGAGAACTTTATTCATCTGATTTGATTCCTCCTTTCACATTGTAGCTAACAATCTTTACTACATTATTATAAACTTCTACATCAACATTACCACCAAGTCGGAGGTTTCCATAAAATGTTTCGACAGCTATTAATTTCTCAATTAAGTCTTTTATTCTCATATCACTCCTCCTTCCACCTACAACTCTCGCAGAACCATTCCCAGATAGTTCCCATCTCTTCCTTCCAACTGGCTACTGATGTCAATGGCATATTACATTTAGGACATCGTGGATCTGGGCCTCTCATTTCTTTTCCTCCACCAGTTTATAAAGTTTAAGATGAACTGCACATACAACCTGATATATCCATAAATCATTCTTTATTTCATGTATAAAACTGTTAGGTGAATGGGATTCCTTTTCATTCATAAAATCATTAAAGATTTCGCGAGCCATAACTGAGGAATTAAAGTCAATCCCCTCCTCCAACTCCTTGACCCTTGCCTCTAATTCAAACTTAATGATTGTAAGTTTATTCCTCATTTCCACCTGATTATTAAACCCTTCTTCCAACTCCTTAATGTGTGAAAGGAGATATTTAATATCCTCTTTAGAAATTAAGAATGTCTCCTGTTTTCCATCCGAATCTGTCACTATACAGCATTTTAATCTTTCCTCAATCTCTTTCACCTTCTCGTCCATCTTTTATTCTCCTCTTAGTTTATCACCCTGTTTGGGTTTAAGATCGAGAGAATCCCAATCCTGTAAATCACTTTTCAAGTCTTTGGCCTCCTTCTCCCTCATTAATCTACGGGAGGCAAGCCAGACAGCTTTTGGCATCAAATTAACTGTTTGATTGTTCAGTGTATCCTTTAACCACTCCTCAAACTCCTTCTCATCCTGTTCTTTTGTCTCTTGCGGATGAGGGTCAAAGTGTTCTATTTTACCATCTTTAAACCTAAGAGCATTATGACCAACCTTACGTTCTTCCTGTGTCATCTTCCCTCCTATTTTAAGGCCAGTGGTGCAGGTTACCAGATGCTGTAACACCCTTGTCCATTACGTTCTTACAGAAACGCCACCACTGGCCATCACCTTACTTACGATGCTCTAAATACCTCACTGCATAATTCAACCTTGCATACACCTTTTGTAACTCTTCCACAGAATCTGCATCTGAGAAAATCCCGCCAGTTTTCTGTGCAATGTCTCTCAATCTCACCTTGTCAGCAGACTCCCCAAATGAAATCGTATCAACAACAACTCCTCCCTCTCGGCAGAGACTTAGATAGTGGTCAATCCTATCCACCTCTACATTTGCCTGTCCATCAGATAGAAGGATCATCCTTTTCTTCTCCGCAAACTTCCCGCTCATCATCTGCAACCCTTCTCTTAACCCTGCTGTGATATTGGTCATTCCTTCTGGGTGGAGCATTTCTCCTTGTGAGAGGATGAGACCAAATTGGAATGTTAGATGTTGGTAGGTGAATGCAGTATCCCCAAACCCCACCAGCCCATACATCACCCTTACCCCCATCGCTCGGAGGTTAGGGATGGCCAGTCTTACTGCCTCAATCTTACTCCTTCCCTCACGCTTATTAATAGGCTCACTCATCGAGCTGGAGGTGTCAACAAGGATGATGCAGAGTTCACTCAAGGTTCCCTGATTAAGGTTGAGGCTGGATGCCTTGGACTTCAGCCGATCCACGAGAGTTTGCTGGCGTTCTTCGAGTTCCTTTCCGGTCATCTTTCCCTCCCTTACTTAATCTGACCAAAGATCTGATTAATTTTTGCCATCTTCCCCGCATCTCCACCTTTATCAGGATGATGCTTCTTTGCAAGAACCCGATAGATAGCTTGAATATCATCTTTATCCAACAGCGAGAGAAGTGGATCACCTGAGACAACCACCTGTGATGGAGTGGCAGCCTGTGTGAGATCGATCACCTCATCAAAGTTCCTTGTCAGGATCTCCACCACCACATCAATGGTCTCAACTGAGAACTCCCACAGTTTATCCTCTGCGTTCCAAGCCTTCTTCCCTTTTGGGATCTTCTCTTTAAACTCATCAATTGCAGACTGCTTGAATGGGAATCTTGCACAGAGAACGCCTTTCCCTTCATCTAACCAAACCTTAGCAGTCTGTTTATCAATATCTCCCTGCGACCATCCTTTCCAGTTTCGTGGCATTTGAGACCTCCAATCTCTTTCAAAGCGAGCTTCCTCATCCCATTGAGGTAAAGGTGGAAAAGGTTTGAAATCAAAATTTGATGAAACCTGATAAGCTCTTCCTGGTGGAACAGAATGAACTGTTCCTGACTGAGCTACTCCTTGCATCATTGGACTTATGATTCCTGACTGTCTTATCGTATCGAATATAAAGTTATTTAAAAAGTTGATAAGGTCTTGATCCATTGAAGGAGGTATTAAGGGAGGTAGAGATGGTGCTGGTGTGTTAAATCTCCCCAGATCGAAAATCTTTTTCTTCCTACTCATCTCCCCTCCAACCAATCCTTCTTAAACCTTTCCTCTTCCTCTAAGATCCCCTGTGGGAACTCTGTCAGTCCATAGGTGATGAGGAGAGCCTCATCCTCACTCCCCTGTCTGGGCCAATAATCATCCTTAAAACATCGATCACGGTGGCTGGTGAGAGCAGCTCGAACTTTGGTGTCAAGGTCAAGGAGGGGGTCTTTCTCTTTTGCATATGCTCTGCCTCTTCTTCTTGGTGGCATAACACTCCCTACTCTACCATAAATACTATTGTAAAAAGCCTGCTGTAAAACCTGTATTTGAGTTGCAGTCAGAGAGATTGTAAATGGCATCACTCACCCTCAAGTCTCTTCTTTGCCTCCAACCACCATACATCATCAACCTCTACTCCGACTGCTAACCTATCTAACTCTTTACAGGCTAAGGTGAAGGTCCCTCCACCTAAGAATGGGTCGATCCCTCTCTCCTTCACCTGTGAACAATTCTCAATCAACTTCTTAATGATTGCAAGAGGCTTCTCAGTCGGATGAACCTTCGTCTGGCCTGAGAGGATAGGATGCTCAAAGGTTGAAAGAGCCTGAATGGTGGTAAGGGGACGAGGTGGGTAACCCTTACTGCAATAGAAGATGGGTTCATAATTAACAGGGTAGCTGATGTGCGGTCTGAGATTGAGAGCATTATTCTTAATCCAGAGTAATGGTGTAGGGCATACCCAAAACCCAACATTCTTCCCTGTCTTAAAGCCCTCACGATCAATCTTCTCCTCTTCAACTACGGTCTCTAAGAGATGTTTCATCTCAGTGTAGCGAGCGATTGCAAAGAATACATAACAGTGAGAGCCTGGGATCAACAAGCGATAGACCTCCCTCATTACAGGTTTGATTATCCCCTCCAAGACCTTACGAGAGTCATCAAACTCAATCCCCTGTCTCACCTCTCCTCTGTTAGGAAACGTATCCTGCATATCATGTATCCCAATCCCGTAAGGTGGATCGGTGATACAGAAGTGAAAGCTCTCATCTGTGAACTTAGGCAGTTCGATGAGGGAGTCTCCTTTGATAATCTGGATAGGTTCCTCTCCGCTCTCCAACCTCGCTTCAGCAAGAACACCCGCAATGTCCCGCATCAACCCTAACTCCCACCCTACCTTCATCTGCCTCAAAGCAGCCTCTCTTGTCTCCTTCTTTCCAAGCTCAGGGTTAGCTCTAATCGCCTTACCGAGTTGGATGTTCTCCCTCACCTGCCCAACACTCTCACCAAGGAGTCCTGCTGTATCCTGTGTCCTCCATCCTCCTTCTCGCTTGCCTGTCCAGCTTAGGTTGCCAACTCGATCCCTGGTTGTCCCAAACTCCTGCTGGTAGAGTTCATGCAACTCTAACTCACTACTTACCTTCTCTTGCCAGGTAAGATCCTCCCTATGTATATTCTCGTAAAGCTCTACTGCCAACCTATGCCAGGGACTAAGATTCTCTTTAAGACTGCACTCTACTTCCTCAACCCCAATCTCTTTCAAAGCACGGATTCGTCTCTCTCCTGCGACCAGGTGTAATCCATCTTCTCTTCTCTCAACAATAAGAGGTTCGATCAACCCAACTGCTTTAATTGAGGTGACCAACTCTTGATGCTTCTTCTCATCAAAAGTCTTTCTCCTTCGGTCTGGGTCAATAATAATTTCGTCGAGTTTGATCTTTTCCATTATGGTAACCTCAATTTCTCTTTAACTATCCTCATCTCTGACTCTAAAATCATGATCTTTGTTTGATGCTGAAGTAACCTTCCCTCATGGTTGAACGATTGTCCCTGCTTTATTCCCATAATGAATCCAAACTCACCTGTTGCAGCTCCAAATAGAAGGGTGATTATAATCCAGAGAATAGTATATCTCATCTCATCCTCCATGAAATTAAGATGGTCCTGGACACTTTTCCTGATCCAATTCTAACCTACAATAGATTGGATGATCCAACCCATCCCAACACCAGACACAGACTGAGCAATGAGGATACTCTTTCATTCTACTCCCTAATCTTCTACTGAGTTATGAGCCTCTAAATAACAATCCTCACAAAGTAATTCTTCTGGAGCATCATAAAGACTATCATCAAAACTAACCTCTATATTACATCTTTGACAAATAAAGCATAACATCTCTCCCTCCTCTTAATTCTATCCAGGCCTTATTGGTCTCACATTGCTAAGATCCGTTGCAGGGATTATCCCTGTAGTCGCTTGGATATAAAGGTTGATCAACTTCTCATCCTTCACATCATACATCAAAGAAGGAGCGATCACCTCAATACTCTCAGGCTCACCTATAAGCTGCTGGAGTGCCATCACCTGTCTACCTTGTGGGTCTACTCCGAGAGCAATGGCTCTTGGTCTCTTTAACACCCTCTTCCCCATAATCTCCTCAACCTCTCCTACAAGGGTAGCACTACCAGCAAAGATTACTTTAAGTTCCATCGTTGGGTTCACCTCCTTCCATTTTGTGATGGCATTAGCAACCTTTTCTTTAAATTCTCTTCTCCTTTGAGCTTCACCCATAGTTAATCCTCAACCTTCTCATAACTTGCTTCAAAAATATCTGGTCTACAGGGATAGAGTTCTCCCTTGATTCCTTGGATGATATAATCTCCTATGCGAGCTTCGTATGTGCCTTCAAGTGTTGGAATAAAAACTGAACCTGTTTGAACATTTATCATGATTTTATCGGTTCTCCATTTCCACCAATCAGGCACTACATCTATCGTCCATCTAAATGCCTCAATCACAACTGGTTTTTTTCTGAATTTCATTTTGGTCACCTTTTAGAAAAATTGAGAGATTAACAGAGAGAGTTAAATGTTACAGAACACCGTCTGGGATCACAACCCCAGCCTTCTTGAGGATGTCTGCGAGTTTGTCCTGAGCATCCTTCGTGAGCTTTCCAGATGCTTTTGCAGAGGCAATGAGCTTGCCAAGTGAGAGAGCCCCTGTTGCAGGCTTTCTCAGCTTATTCATGGCATTGGTTTTGACCTGAGCATTCAATATTGCAAGAGCGATCTCCTTTGTCAGATCCTTCTCGGCCTCCGCCAATGAGTCATACTGTTTCGCCTTTCCTTTAAGGTCTGGCTGACCTTTAGTCTTTGCAACGATTTCGATCTCTTTCATAGAGTTAATTCCTCCTTTGATGTCAAGGTTAGTTATAATGATGGAATGGTCTCTCTGTTAATCTCTCTCTCTTCAATTTACGATGAGACTGGGTCACATTGTGACCTTAGCTAACCAACCCCCCACCCTTCTTCTTTGTCACAATCTGCACACGATTGTCCCAGGTGGGTTCGGGGTCACTCTCGGTCCCTTTCCTGATCACCTTAGTCGTCTTCACTACCAATGGTCTCCCTTTGAACATCTCCTTGTCTGGGAGTAGACTTCCCTGAATCTGCATTCCTGTTCCACTGATCAGGCTGACAAGGGTGAAGGTGTTAGAGTAATCCCACTGCTGAGTACCAGGATCAATCCATGGTAGCTGTGCATAGATGAAAAGGAACTTATTCTGTAACTCAGGTTCGGGTCGGTTGATAATCCTGAGGGTGACCTTCCACTGAGGTCTCCCACTTTTCTGGACAGGCGAGTCTGCCATATCCTCAACCACCGTTTCATAGGTTGCATCTGCAACGAGAGGTGGCTTTGCCAGCTTCTCCAAATCCTCAAATCCAATTCCAATGTCTAATGGTGCCATCTAAAGTTTCCTCCTTTTTGGTTAGATTAAAAATAAACTTCCTTTTTTCCTCGATCTCTCCTCAATGATGTAGGCTTAACATCAAATCTAAATCCAAGTGGAACAGTTAACTTGCCTTCTTGATGTGAGTGTTCGTTCAGTAACTCAATCTGTCCAAGCGCTCGATCAATTACTGATTGAAGATTTTTTACCTGGTCTCTGGTTCTTTCAATTTTCTCTTCAATTGAACACTCTTCCCAATACTTCTCACGATACGATTTTATTTCCTCTGATCTTTCTGCTACAGTATCCTGTGCCATTCATTCCTCCTTTTCTTTCTGAATTTGTTCTTCATCCAAAAGTGAGTAACAGTAGTTACATAGATGAAGTCCAGCTGATTTATAATACTGAGTCTCTACAATTTCTCCACAACCATCACACATTTGTCACCTCCTTATTTAAGTTTCTCAATCTCCTGTTTTATATGACGCTCCTCCTTTCTTAGACTCTCTAATTTTTTCTCCTCCTCCTCGATTGCAGTTTGGTAAGCCTCGAGAAGTTTCTCCCAGGTCTCTATTACCTCTGCTTTCCTCATTCTTCCTCACCTCCTTTCCTTTATCGTGAACTCATAAGTCCACCATATCATAAAGAATAAAACCATTAAAGCTCCCACGTTACCTCCTTTCACTCACACATCATCTTCCCTTTATAGATCTCACTGAAATTTGGTTTGATCTTGATTGGAAGGTCATCGAAAGATCTCTGCCTAATAATCTTAAGGAACATTTGCGGTGAGGTCTCGAATGAGTATTCCTTCTTCCCTGTCATCGTTGACACAGATGCATAATAGATATCATCAATCATCGATAAGAGTATCCCTGGGAGTTTCTTCCCATAGAGGAGGATGGTCTCTTGGATCTTTCCCACGACCTCATCTTTCTCACTTTCCACATGGGTGGTTAGGATGAAATCAAAAGGGATATGACAGCAGACATCTGTGATTTCTCTGATCTTTTCAATGGCAAGACCATAGGTATACTGAGAAGTCCCCTTCCCTGCGTGTCCTGCAAGACTAACCATCCCTCTGAGAACATACCATTGCAACCCAGTTAAAGAGTCAACTGCAAAGTGACGCACTCCTCTCTCCTTATAAGTTGCTGCCTTACTCTCGAGATCATTAATGTCCTGACCAAAATCATAATACAACTTGCTGTCATAAGAGGTGAGCATCCCAACACTCATCGGGCTGGCATAGGCTGAGTAGTCAATCACCAGGATGTTATCTGGTGTCAACTTCTCACCCTTTGCAAACCATTCTCTTAACGTGGATGCATGGATCAACTTCTTTGGTCTCCTCTCACCTGGCTTTGGTGTGAGGTTGGGTGGTCGGTCAAGAGACTTCCAACCACCTGGGTCAGTGTTGAAATCAATACAAGCACCAGGGAGGGTCTCCAAGCTAACGGTCTTTCCACCTCCAGGTTCGCCGATGAGAACGATGTTCTTTTTCATTTCACTGGCCTCCTACTTAAGTCTGCGAGAACATGAGCAACTGCCTCTGTGACCTTTTCAAGAGCAATTGTTATGGTTGTAATAGGTAATGAAACAAGTTTATAAGCACCATTTTCTGCTTTAAGTTTTTCTATTTCATGCCCTGTTATAAGAGCTTGTGTTTTCAACCACGCAATTTGATCCTCTAATTGATTAATAGTCTTTCTCATTTTTTCTCTCCCTTCCTTTTTTGTTTCTCCTTGAACTTCTCACTTGATGAGATGTGTGAGGTTCCCCAGAGTCTGTCTTGTGGTCTTTTGAGGTAAGATCGGAGGGGCATCTTTATGAACATCTTCATTGCCCCCTTTCCACAGTTTGGGCATCGACAGATTGTCTCTGTTGATGATGAGATCTCTTCAAATTGATAATGACAACTCTCACATTCCCAATCATAGAGTGGCATCTTTTAGCTCCTTCATTGGCATCTCAATAAGACTGACCTCTGGCATCAAACCCAACCTTCTTCTCATCCCTATCAATGCTTCATTCCAGGTTGGTGCTATGACAGAGATTCTTGAATCAATATAAAGGTAGCACTCAGCTCTCAGGCTTCCTTTGGCATCTTCAATCAGCTGATATTGAATTGCATGATACCTTCCATCCGCCAACTTTTTTAATTCGTCTTTTGCCCTTTCAAATGTCATTTACTCTCTCCTTTCTTCCACCCTACCTTATGCACCACTGTTAACTCATGAGAGTCTGTCCAGTGTACCTCCAACAACCCATGTGCCATTAGGTCAGCTCTCACCTTTTGAGCAGTAAAGGTTTTCATCTCACCTTCAAACTTGATGATTGTCTTTGGATACTTCATCTGACTAACCTCCTTAAATATGTATTGAGTAAGATTAAACAAAGGAGATTTATCCCTGCACAAGGGAATGAGATTAATGGATTACCTAAACGAAGAAATCCAATAGTAAGATTAAAAGATAATGTCAAAACTAAGAAAATGTTTAGAGAAATGAATGTCCACTTTTTCATCTCTTTCCTCCTTCAACACTTGCAGGGTAGCAAGCAAGTACCTCTTCAATAAACAACATCAAATCAGCTCTGCCCCAGGTATGAACGTAAGCTCTAATAGCTTCCTCAATTTCTCCTTTTCTTAGATAAAGATCTTTATTAACATATACTCCAATCGGTATTTCCATATCACCCTCCTTTCCTAACTTGGTAGAATCTTCTCTCCTCCCTCTGACTTGAACTTAAACTCTCCCACCATCACCGATTGCATCTCCTTCATCAAGAAATCCTCTAACTCAGCAAGGGGATCTCGATACGCTGGTTGCACCAACACCCATCCCTTCCTAACCCCAAGACTCCCAACCACTCTGTGATTGTGTGCAATGAGCTGCCACCACACCCCCCAGAGCATACTCACTGCAGGAACTGACCAGGCTAATACCTTCTGACAGTTCTCATTTGATGGGATGAGAGAATAGAAGAATCTCTCCTCCTCATTAGGGGTATCTCCGAGAGGAACATCTCCAGGTTGGAGGTCGAGAGAAGGCTCTGATGGATGTGCCATGACGTACTTAACACACTCATCTCCAAGAAAGGTGGTAACGAAATCAACCCACATCTGCTTTCGTCTTGCATCCATCTTCATCCTCCTTTGAATTACTCTCTAATTTTTCCTATCACCTTTACCACCTCTATATACCATGCATCTCGAAACAATGCACGACTATCATAACTGGTGCACCAGATCTCCGAGTAGCTTCCAGGAGAACCATCCTCTTGTAAGAATCCAACTCCTAAGATAGCTGTATGTATAGGATTTGTTTGGCTGTAAGATACCTGAACAACATAATAAGTATGCTCTTTCCATCCACCTTCTGGCACAATGATTTCCTTTTTAGGAACTAAGGTATGGATTTTATACATCTTCCTCCTCCTTCTCCTCCCCCACCCCAATGTAGGGAACCCATGCTTTGACCTCATATATCCCTGCTGCAAGGAGAGGTTGCAGTATGCTGTCTGGGTCTTGAGCTAAGCAAAGATCCAAATATTGGCAGCGACCACGGTAGGCACAGCAGTAGTGAGGCGAATGTTTCACCCACACCCCTCTCTCAGTTGAATCCTCAATCTGATGTATCGTATGTAAGACCTCCTTCTTCCACTGTTCCAATTCCATGGGTGACCGAGACGTTGGCATCCTTATAAATGTCTCCCTCTGTTTCTTTGCATAGATTAGTTTCCCTGTCTTTGGTGAGAACACCTTAGGAACTGACTTATCCATCTCTTCATCTGTTGAATAAACTCCAATCCCATTAATCATATACCCCAGGATATTCTCATACATCTGGCTGAGATAATAGATGTAACCTGTGATTTGGTTGTTTGGTTTAACAAGGAGACGAG